CCGAGGAGTTGCACCTCGGCTTCGTTCAGTCTACTTGACTGTCGATTGCTGTTAATATCCAAAACGCAATTTAGGATTGCGATCCTATATTTAGAGTATATAAAACTTTGAATTTAGTCGTAATTCTATGAGTATATTAAATAGTAAAAGTAAACAAGTCAGAGACTTGATATGTCTCGGTATTCTTAATTATTAGTAATTAATAGTTATAAGTAGAGTGGATACTCGTAAAGAGTGACTCCTTAGGGTGAACCCCGACTACTATAAAATATAGCTATTAATTATTAGTATTAAAGTACTAAATGGTTCTATCAAACGGGGATCTTTATTGGGTTGATACCTAATAATTTAATCAGTTAGATTGGCATAAATATTATATATCTTATACCGGCGAAATAATCGTTAAATCAGATTATTAGCACACAGGAAAGATTTAAACATAAGAGTGGACGATAAAACATCCTTTCACTTATAATATAATATTTACGTTAATTTAATCCCGAACCTATAGTTGTTGAAGATTACAACATATCGTAAAATCACAGGGTCTCATTGAACCGAGGACCTCTAAATTGTGCTGATACCTCAATTTTAGATAAAACTGATGCTCTTTTATGATATAAATAAATATCAAAAACCACCGTCTCAAACAACAACAAACTTTTATTAAATATTATAAAAAATAATTTAGAAAAATTTGGTATTATCGGATCAAGCGGTCAAAATAATTTATTTAAGGAATCTAAAGTATGAATAAAACTCTCAGAGTTTAATTTATATTTTAAAATTCTTATATGAGCTACAGGTTCAAATAAATTCGAAGGATCGATAAAATTGTTTAGTACTAGAGTTCAAAAATTTATAGAAAAGTCGAGTTTTACATCGGCCTTTGTATATCTTAAAGAAGTTCTAAGAATAACAATTCGTTATTTAGCGGGCCAAGATAGTGAAATTGGTAAAGTGCATGTACAATGTGACTCGCACGGATTACCTACTATAATACCATGAAAATTAAGAGAACAATTATTATTAACAAGATTTATAGGACCTTTAGATAAAGGTGTTATAAGACCTGATAATAAAATAATCGTTTGTATCTTAACATCCATTTCTATATTCAGAATATTTTCCACTAATGTGAAACCAAGTTTAAAGTCAATAGTACAACCTTTTAATGGTATAACTAAAGATCTTGATATTAATAAATTAATTCTCATTAAGACTGAATTATTTGGAATTGGACCTATAACTTCAAAAACTAGATTTTTAAGTAAACCTATATTATTGGAAACTTCGTCTCCTAATGCTTCTAAAAGCACTTGGGGTTCTGGAATAGATGCAATTGCATTTCTATTTCATCCGAAAGATTTCTACAATTATATAAGGTTATCTCTAAAATTGAATTATTTGAATGCTTATTTCGTCTTATGAATAATAATTTTAATCTTATTCGCTATTCCTTTTATATCAATTTTTGCCATATTTCGTTTAGTTGATTTTATATTTTATTATAAAACATATAATCTTCCAAAACTGCATATAGCTAAATTAAGTGTTGTATATGATCAAGCAGGTAAAGCTCGAATAGTTGGAATTTCTAACTATTGAGTTCAATGCCTACTAAAACCTATACATAACTTTATATTTAGATTATTAAAGGGTATTGAAGAAGATGGAACCTTTGATCAACTTAAGCCACTTAATTCATTAATTAAGAGGACTGAGTATGGTCAGGTTTACTATTCTTTTGACCTTTCAGCAGCTACGGATCGCCTTCCTATACAATTACAGTGTCAAATTTTGAATTTATTATTTAATAATAATATTGGTACATTATGGGGAAATTTATTATCCCAAATGCCTTATAGTTATAAAATAACCAAAGACAAATATAGATTAGTAAAATATAGTGTAGGGCAACCTATGGGAGCTTTATCATCGTGGGCAATGCTTGCATTGACTCACCATTTTATAGTAAGGTATGCTGCTTTACAAGCAGATATCACTAATTTCAAAGAGTATGCAATTTTAGGAGATGATGTAGTTATCGCTAACGATGCGGTAGCGGAAAATTATTTCTTTCTGATGAATCAATTAGGTGTATCCATTAATATGCAGAAAACAATTCAATCTCACGATTTAGTTGAATTCGCTAAAAAATGGAAAGGTCCTTATAAAGACTACACTCCGATTGGTCCGGGCTTATTATTACAAGCCTGTAGATCCAGATTTAGTATTTTTAGTTTACTATTAAAAATGCGAGAGATGGATCTAATCGAAGATAGAGATTACTTTTTCAGTATACTACGTAAATTACCTAAATTCTTGCGACTTGAAAAGAAAAATGTTGCAAACAATTGGTATCTCTATTGATTTATTTTCCTTAATGCAGAATCCAAACGGAATCAAACAGATGTGAAGACATTAGTCCAAACACTGATTTGATGCTTTTCCGTTACTGGTGCTGCTGAAAATAAATTCGCTACTGTATTTTATACAGCATTGAAGAGAAAATTGGAAGTGAATAATCTTAATAGAATTAAAATTTTATCTAAAGATTTAAAATTTCTCCTTAAATACGCTTTTATTCAAAACGTATCTAAAGGTTGAACTTGAAAATCCTTAGAATTCATATTAAAATTACTAACGCCAGGATATTATCTGTATTTATATTTCATTATTAAAGAAATATTAAAGGCAGTAATTATAACACCTGTTGTTAGATTTAAGGAAAAGCTATTCGGAATAGGAGAGAAAGGATGGAACGACGTTTTCAAACTGTGAACAACAGCAGAGAACCCGTTATTTATCAACATTGACTTCTTTTCTAATAAACAAAAACGAAAGTTTTCATTAGATTTTGAAAAAAGTCTTAGGGAACAATTGTATAGAGAAGCAGTATTGTTAAATAAGAGAGAAATGATCGAATTTAATAAAAAAGGTCTTATTCATCTAATAAAAACAAAACCGTACAGATTACTTAAAGTGTTATTTAAATCTAAATTTAAATCACAAAAGAATTTTGATACAGCAATGATTTATTGGTTTATAATAAAGACTTGGATTAATAATTTCTTATTTTTCCTAACCTGTATTATAGTAATAATCGCAATTTTATATCTTGTCTCAACTCCTTTAATTTAATTGAATACGCTCATAAACAAGTTTCCTAACTTGTAAGACAAAATAGGATGCCTCTTTTTGTGTTTGGAACAGCT